ATGGTATTGATATTCCACTTGAAGAATTGATGGATGGCAGTAAATGGCAAGCTGATCATATCATTGAATGGGATAAAGGGGGTAAAACCACAGTCGAAAATGGTCAATTAATGTCTATTATAGACCATCAACACAAAACAGCATTGTATAATCGTAAAAGATTAGCGGAAAAAGCTGCGGCTAGACAACAAGCACTTGCGGAAGCGGCATAAGCATAAATATTTCATGGACAAAGAAGAGTCAAGAAATATATCAAAATTGTTTATCGATTATGATGGAGAAGTCCAGATTAATCCATTCGCAAAAGTCCATTGGGGGAAGATTCAACATCATGCCCTCAATGGGAGTTTATATATTGACAATGATAAAAACTATGGTATAATAGGGGATACATCTAAAACAAATAGAACTGTACGAGATTTTTCTAATCAAGTAGTTGGAAACATCAAGAAAGGCGATGTTTGTGTTAATAGATTCTTTTATAAAGAAGGTTATCATGATCATGTGAAAAATTACATTTCAGAAATGAGAAAATCACCATTTGGTGATCGAGATGTTTGGTTTACTCATATTAATATGGAACATAAACCAGACAAAGATATTGCTGAAGCATTTAACTCTACATGGATATCTTCAAGAATTGATGCTGTTGCCGCAGAAGTCAGAGGTATCTATTATTCTGGAGAACAAAGACAAATAGGACTAAAACGATATGAACACATACCCTGCTGCAAGTTGGATTACCCTTACATTAACGGTTTGGATGATTTTGTATCTGAACTCGATGAGTTTGTAGAAGATGGCTGGGGAATAGCTGACCATCAAAAATCATACGGAGGAAAAGACCATACTTGGACTTCTATTGAAATTATACCATTAATAGTCACGTATGGTACTAAAAAAGCCAAACAAGGACAAAGGGGAGAGTTAAACGAAGAATATATTAAACGGTTTCCGATTATTGAAAATATTATCAATCAGATAACTACTTTTGATGATTGTTTATGGTTAGCCGTTGCTAAAGTATCTCCAAAAGGAGGTAATATAACAAGACATAGTGATAAAGGAATCGATAAAATGAATGCCGGAATACAAGTTGGTAAAACGGCAAGAATACATTATGTTTTGAAATCTAATCCTGAAGCACATTTTGAACTACATGATCTCCAAGGAGAGAAGCATAAATATTATATGAAACAGGGTGAATATTGGTATATGGATAAAAGAAAACCACACGCCGTATACAATAAAGGTGATACATTTAGGCATCACATGATTTTTGATATGAAAGTAACACAAAATATGTTAGATAATTTGATAATATAATGGGACCATTTGATTTTATAAAAGCCATCAATACATCTAAAAATGTCATGAAAAATGGCGATTCATTGACTGAAAAAGACTATATTCCCTTTCTCGTTAATAGGGGACTTAGTTTTTTTCAGGATACAATCATACAAGTCAATGAAATGAATAGGTTACATTTCCTTGATAACAAACTTCAATTCGACTATTTACTAAATAATATCAGACCCCGTAAAAGGTGGTCTAAGTGGTTGAAACCAGACAAAATTGATAATCTAGAACTAGTCAAAGAGTATTTTGGTTTCGGTAATGAAAAAGCAAAAGAAGCTTTAGAAGTTCTCACAAATGAGAACATCGAAGATATTAAAAGTAAACTTGCAAAAGGTGGAATGGAGAAAAATGACAGCAAACATCGATGAGATGGTAGAATGTACATTAGCAGAACCAGATGACTTTTTAAAGATTAGAGAAACACTTACAAGAATTGGGGTTGCTTCCAGAAAAGATAAAACCCTATTTCAATCTTGTCATATATTACATAAACAAGGACGATATTATATTGTCCATTTTAAAGAATTGTTTATACTGGATGGCAAACCTACCAATTTTTCAGAGAATGATCAAGCGAGAAGAAACACAATAGCAAATCTATTGGCAGAATGGAATCTTATAAAATTAGTAAATTCTGAACAAACATCTACATTAGTTGTTCCATTAAATCAACTAAAAATTCTAGCATATAAAGAAAAAGAAGAATGGGTGTTAACCGCGAAATATAATATAGGAAATAAAAAAGTGAATTATGGGGACAGCGAAAAAGAATAAAAAAACGCCATCGACTACATTGTCAAAATCAGAAATGTCAGTTGAAAAATTAAAATTCTACAAATTAAATGAACAAGCACAATTACCGGCGTTTTCAACAGAACAATCAGCTTGTTTTGATTTACATGCAAATCTACTAGAAGGTGAAGAAATAGAGTATTATCAAGCAATCTCCACCAAATCAGTACCTAGGCGGATTGCTTTTGATATAAATAGTAGTAGATCATTTATACAACTTAATAATATGGAAAGAATGTTAATTCCTACTGGACTTATCGCAGATATTCCTGTAGGATTTTCAATTCGATTACATTCAAGGTCTGGCCTGGCATTCAAACAGGGAGTTTATCTCGCAAATTGTGAAGGTGTTATCGATAGCGATTATGTCGATCCCATTTTTGCAATGGTTACGAACATCAGTAACGTACCCGTGAAGATTTATGATGGAGACAGAATATGCCAAGGAGAACTGGTTCGGTGTGAAAAATATACATTGAATGAGTCTGATGAAGCCCCTACTCAAAAAACAGATAGAGAAGGTGGTTTTGGTTCAACAGGTGTGTAATACTTGGTGTATTCATGTCCTATTTTAATTTAATTTTAACGGAGTACAAATGTTAGATAAAGCAGTAGGCTGGTTAAAAAGCCTAACAGATGCGGGACTCGCACTAATAGCACTTGGTGTGGTACTGCAAATACTTTTTGGAGCAGCAGTTCCATTCATTGGTCTTGATGTTGTAGGCTCAGTTGTTAGCCTAGTCAAAGAACTTGGATCAGAAGGACTTGTTGGTCTAGTAGCAATTTGGGTTTTGTGGGGAATTTACTCTAAGTAGTAAGGTCTTGACAAATTCAAAAACTATGATATAATATAAGTATGTGAAGTTTATATTATGACAATAAAACTGAAAGGGGTGCTGGTTAATCCTTTGGTGTCCTCGCCCCTTTCTTTTATTATGAATGAAAATTGGAAAATTGAGGAAGACGAAATGGAAACAAAATTTAAGTTAGTAGTAAAAGACTCTGGTACTTATACAGCAGATTCGTTTACTGAGTTAATTTGGATTGTTTTACGACATCGCTTCCATCACCTATGCAATGGTGAAGGATGGCGTGATTGAGGTTGTCCATAGTGGAAACCTCGTAACTGTCACCCGCTCTAGCGAATGAGGGGTGAATTTTAATAACCTCGCTTTATAAAGGAGGAATTATGGTACAATTTCGCGCATCACACACCCCCCTAAACTTTGGGGATTTCGAAAAGGCTCTAGGATTTTCCATAGGGTTTGATTCAATGTTTGACCGTTTGCTGGGAGATTCCACGCAACACGTTACAAACAATCAAGGGTTTCCCCCATACAATATCCGAAAAGACGGAGACACCAAGTACTTCATTGAAATGGCCGTTGCTGGTCTTTCAGAAGAGGATCTTGAAGTCGAATTAAAAGAATCCGTTCTTCAAATTCGGTCTAAGCAATCTACAGATGATGAATCTAATTATGTTCATCGTGGGATTGCCAAGAGAACATTTGAAAGGGCTTTCACTCTTTCAGATGACATCGTTGTAAAAGGGTGTGATCTAACCAACGGAATGTTAACTGTTGAACTTGAGAAAGTAATTCCAGAGGAAAAACGAGCACGTTTGATTCCTATTGGAAAAAAGAAAATCAAGTCGATTAACTAATTCGATGCGCCCATCAGTATTTTATACTGGTGGGCTTTTTTTATTTCACTATATAATATAGAAGTAAAAACTTACATTAGGAGAAAAAAATGTGTAATAACGAACATTGTAAAAATGAAACTTGTACTTGTGATCCATGTGAATGTACAGAAGAACAATGCTGCAGTGAATAATTATAAAAGGATATAATGCTTACAATATTAGGAAGTCTATTAGGATTCGCTGGGTCAGCAGTACCTAGCATAATAGACGCGTTCAAAGAAAAAGAAGATCAAAAATCCAAAGTGGAGATGTTTAAACTCCAACTGGCGGCGAAAGAAAAAGGCGTTGACTTAGACATAAAGTTGATGGAGACAAAAGCCGCCGTAGAAGAGCAGAAATCTCTTATTGAACATGACATAGCACTAGGTAAACAGAGTGGATTTATAAATTCATTACGAGCATTTGTAAGACCATTTATAACTTACGTATTTTTCTTAACATTTATAGGTGTTAAAATTACATTAGTATGGGATACCATTAGCAAGGGCGGAGATTTAAATGCTACTCTTGCTGTTATATGGGATGAACAAACTGAAGCGTTGTTTGCAGCTATCATTAGTTTTTGGTTTGGTTCTCGCGCAATGCCTAAAATAAAACAGCTTAACAAATAAAAAATATTATGAGAATATCAAAGAATTTTTGGCTTAGTGAATTGACTAAAAGTCCTACCGCTGAAAGGTTTGGAATATCAAATGAACCATCAAAAGAACATCTAGTTAATCTTACAGTAGTAACACATGAAATTTTACAACCTGTAAGAGAACATTTTGGTGTCATTACGGTGAATAGCGGCTATAGATCGCCTACTTTGAACACTAAAGTCGGCGGGTCCAAAACCTCGCAGCACTGCAATGGCGAGGCAGTAGATTTTGAACAATTAGGAACAGCTAATCCAGAAGTAGCAAAATGGGTTACTAAAAATCTTGATTGGGATCAAATCATACTGGAATTTTATCATAAAGGTCAACCAAATTCAGGGTGGATACATTGTTCATACAAAAAAGACGGAACAAACAGACGGAAAATAACAACAGCGTTAGTGGTAAATGGCAAAACCACTTACAAAAATGGTTTTGTTATTTAGTCGCATTTATTATTAAAATTTATCTTCAGGTACTTTTTACAATGGGAGCCTTTATGGGCCGCTCATGGGTTGACAAACACATAAAAGTGTGTTATAATAGATTAGATGAAATTAATAGTTATTATGATAAACCAACCCGAAATCAATGGTATCAATAGAAGATAAATGTCCAAATTTTACACTAATGTAGTATGTCTTGGAAATTACATTTTTGAGAGGGGAATCGAAGACGGACTTCCCTTTGATGAAAAGCACGAGTTCAAACCTACCTTATACATTCCTACCACAACTAAAACCGATTGGCGAACTCTTGAAGATGCGCCTGTTGCTCCTATTCAATGGGGCACGATCAAAGAGACTCGCGAAGCAATGAAGAAGTATGAAGGCGTAGAGAATATGAAAATCTACGGCCATACTAATTACAACTATTCCTTTATTGCAGATACCTATCCTGAACCAATCGATTACAATTTAGAACATCTCAAGATAATGTTTCTTGATATTGAAGTTGGTTCAGAACATGGTTTTCCAGATCCTCAACGTGCTGATGCAGAAATCACAGCAATTACAATCAAGGTAAATGAAGACATTCAAGTTTGGGGATGTTCCGAATTTAAGAATGGCCAAGACAATATTACGTACAATAAATGTGGTGATGAACGACAATTATTGGAGCAGTTT